ATTAGGATTTCGTGAACCTAAATCACAAACTGCGATAGGAGTTTCCAGAAGCTTATTTAAAATATCTAACTGTATTAAGTTAGTTTTGGCAACCTCGTCACCTCGTATCGGTTTAAATTCAGCTTGGGAAACTGCGGGTTTTATAATATCTTCATAAACTCTTGTAAAATGTCCCGAATTATAACCGTCACAATCACCAATAGGCATTATTACAAAACAATCTATTTTATTTTCATTCATAGCTGTTAAATTTAAAATCGTACAAATATACAAAAAGATTCTCATAACTTGTATCCGCTAGCTATGAGAATCATTAACAAATAGTCTATTTCAAAAACTTCTCTACAAACCGTTCCGTTGCCCTCCGATTATTCGACTGAATCGCCTCTTTCGAATGACTAAAAGCGCATCGATGTATCTCGGAGTGGCACGCATGACAGAGACTTTGCAAGTTGTTATAATCAAACATTAGCTGCCTCATTCCGAGTTCATGCGGTACGGATTCAACAGGTGTCTTGTGATGCACTTCCGTTGCGAGTGTGCTTAGATCGTTCGTCTCGCACACTTCACAAATCGGATTGTTTCGTAGTTTCTCGGCTCGAAGCTGTTTCCATCGAACCGAATTTATCATCTTAATGTAAAACGGATTTCTACTCATAATTCATCATAACTAAAAAGAATCTTATCACATTGATAACAGTCGTGCAACTCCTTTCGTGTCGCCTCGATGTCGCCTGTTTCTATCTCAACTAAATGCGTCTCGGACACATCGCCCGATTTACACTGAATGCGTCTAATTATATACATAATGTTTCGATCCGGTCTAATCCGTTAATAAGTAATCTAATCCGTGCGCAATTCCCGTCGCATCGAGTCGATTGCGTCTCCTGTTTATGTATCCGGCTCGCACAACCTTTGCAGTTCTTTGACGGGCACATTTGTTTATACACTTCGATAGCTTGCCGCCTCGTTTCCTCTCTCTGTATCCGTGCCGCTTCGATAGCTACTTTTCGGATTAAGCCACGCGAGCGGATGCGCTCGCTTGTGGCTTGTTCGATGTACTGTTTTACTTTACTCATTTTGCCGTGTTGTTTTTAGGTTTGTAATTCCATCCGTTTAATTTATATACTTTACGTCTCGCTTCTTCTTGTGTTATCGCATCGTCTATCTTCGTCGCTGATCCGTCCGACTCTCTTTGATAAATATTGAAGTGTCGGAAGCGAGGCGAATAGTAGTACTTTGGTTCATTCTGTACTTGATTCATTTCTTTATTGTTATACTCCAATTATCTCATCATTGATACGAAATATGCTATCACTCACAAAATCGTATATCTTATACATAAGTTCCGGTTCTTCCTTTTTCGGAGAATATACCATTACCCTTTTACCTGTACCTTTCATCCATCCGGCTTCTGTGTTCGCCGATCGACCACAAGGAAGAACCATAACACAGACATCCGCCCACTTCATACCGTTAAAATCCGAATCAAATCCTTTTTGTGCAATCGGATGATTAAGAGCTTCACGATATTGTTCTGTTGTCCAGTTCTGCCAGTTAGAATCTATATCAGACCATTGGAAGCCACCATTACCATGAGGGGGATTCTTAAAATCGTAAACCTCATGTCCTAAATCACGGAGAATATCTACAACGTCCTGTTGAAATACATTTCTCCAACTACTTGCTACATAAATTTTTGCCATAATTTTTTCTTCTTATATTAATTACCTATTTTTGCTAAAAATAAAATTAGTTACCATGAATTTACATGATGCCATTATTCAAGTATTAAAAAAAGCGGGTACTCCACTAAGTTGTCGGGATATAGCAGATATAATCAACAAAGACCAATTGTATAAGAAAAGGGATTTATCTCCTATTAAAGGCGGGCAAATTTCAGCTCGAATAAATCAATATCCATATCTGTTTAAAGTTGATAGAACCAATAAACCAATACTTGTTTCTCTACCTTGATTGTTGATTTGTTGATAATCCTTAAGAATCTTCACTCCATTTTATCCCTTACTTATTGAGTTTGTATCAGTAAAAAGTGTAAAGCCGGAATCTTCGTTCATATATACCTTAGCGCATACATCGCACTATACTCCAGTATACTATTTCTTCAAATACTGCCATGATATTTATTTTATATTTATATATTTGTAAATTCAAAAAATATGATATTAAACAATGAAAAATCAAGTTTTCAATTCTTGGGAGATAATCAATGAAATGACAATCATTAAGAAAGCTGATTGGAGTTTCTTTAAATACAATGGCTCTGGTATTCCTAAAGCAACCAGAAATTATTGGAATATCAATAACTTATCATCTGGAGAGAAACTACATATCATTTTAAATTATAAAGGGGTAGAATATGAATCATATATTGTTATAGATAAAACAAGATTCCAGAGATCACAGATATTTTGGAATTCAGATTTAGGAAATATCTTTAAGCAACTATATCCAAATTACAACAACAAAAATGATTTAGACTACCCGTCATTACAATTCAAGAAAATATCCGACACATATTACATTATATCTTTTGTTAATGAAATAAATGATGATTATCTATTCTTACCACCCAACTATTCAAATATAGAAGGAAGAAAACTATATTTCCAGTCCACACGTTATGAGAGAGACGCCAAATTACGGCAACAAGCTTTGAATATTCATGGATATTCATGTTTTGTATGCGGATTTAACTTCTTTGAAACATATGGAGAAATTGGACGTCAATTTATCCATGTACATCATATAAATCCACTCTCCCAAATTGGTGAACAATCCGTAAATCCAATTACAGATTTAGTTCCTGTATGCCCCAATTGTCATTGTATGATCCATAGAGATAAAAAACATATTCTAACAATTGAAGAATTGAAACAAATACTCAAAATAAATGGAAAATAAATATTCTTCCGCACATATAAGAAGTTCATCATTTTTTCTTTTTTAGTCATTGATAAACTCATCCTCATTTTCCCCTATCTCGTTTTTTACAGGCTTCTTCACCGGAACTCGGATCGCCTTTTCTGTAAACTTACTCGATAGATACTGTTTCGCTTCGATCCAACTTGAAAAGTGCAAATCTGGATCAGTGTAAAGTGACAGGATCGTTTCATTTAGTTTGTCGAGTGCTCCGTATGAGCTTGAATTTATCGTGCCGTCTAAAGGTGAAAACTTGGCAACTAAGCCGTTATAATTCTCTGAAACAAATCGGTCGATATACTTCCGATTCCGTTCATTTGCTTCGGTCCGCTCTGCGGGAACGTCGTGCAAATAGTTTGCGTTTGATAGTTTTCTAATCATATTAAAATCCTTCTAATCGTTTTTGTCCGTGCATTTCGTCCACCTTGTACTGTGGTAGTTTCCGTTTTGGTTTTACATACTCGAAATGTCGTTCTGCTTCTGATAGATCATAGAACATTTCTTTGATTTCGTCCGGTAATACTTCTTCGTCGTCATCGTCGGGCATCGGATCAGCAACCCGGAGAAAGCAGCCTAAAATGTACTGCATGATCTCGTATGTACTCTTGAAATGGTAGTCGGTTTTGATCTTGTCCAGTCGCCGCCATTGGTCCAGATCAACGCGAACCGGAATTTTCTTGAAATAGACGAATTTCTTTTTTCTTTTTCGCATAGTTTCATTGTTTTAATTATCTTCTACTAGCTCCGTTCAAGTCCAAAACGTTGAACATCTCGTTTATTCGGTCCGCGATATACGCGCCGTAAATAGTCTGTATTTCCTTGATCGTTAGATTTGTCGTTACATGGGTTATCGCTTCATGTCTCAACTCGTACCGACATTGAAAAATATATTGCATCACGTTCAACTCAGTGCCGAAATACTTCGCCGGGATTGGTTCTCGTCCTAGTTCATCGAAACAAATCATTCGCGGCGCACCGTTGTTGTATGTGTACAACTCTAGCGCATCCTTTCCACGCATTGAAAAGCTATTCGCAATGAAGGAAGCCGAGTCTATCCTAAAACCGCCGACTGGATAACCACCCTTCGCTTTGCCACGTGTGAAATACCCATATCGGTTTAAAATCTGCATGATGGTACTTTTCCCGGTCCCAATGTCACCCCTCAACAATAGCCCTTTGTTTGTATCTAATTTACCACGTCCTTCTGTATACAAAAAGAGTTGATTCATTAGGTTCTTATTGGAGTTGTCAATCTTAAAATCGGGACAAACGTACTTACAACACGCTTTAAACCATTCCGGGCGTTTCCCTATTTCTATCGGCTCATCATAATACGGTAGTCCGTATGATAGTATCGCCGCTATCGGTAGAGTTTGCTTGCTTCTTGTTTCCATATTCATTTTTATTGTTTTTCAGTTCAAAGAATCCCGCCCAATTATTTGCAATCGCTTCATTTATGATTTGAGACGCAATCGCCGGATTACCTTTGCTCAATTTCACTAATTTGCTGTAACACGCTTTAAGCGACTTTTCCGATTTGTAATTTTCCCGTCTGTCTTTTTTGTATTCAAGCCAAAGAATAAACGTCTCTAAAAACTCGTTAGATATAAAATCAAAATCTCCATGAGAGACTTTAGAGAGTATATTTTCGTTTGGTTTCTGTTTTAGTTTATTATAGTCCGTACTATTGGTAGTATTATTGGTTGTCTTATCTCCCCTCTTATCGGTTGGTTTATCGGGCGTATTATCTACCGTATTATTTACGGTAGTCATTACGGTAGTTTTAAACTCCTTCACAAAAGAATAGGAACTAACAACACGTCTACTTTTACCAGATTTATAATAAATCAATCCTGCATTTATTAAAGACTCACGGGCTTTTATTAGTGTTTTCTCATTCACATTAAGCGCAAAACAAAGTTCAATGTTCGAGCAATCGAAAACGTCCCTCCAATCTTCGCCGTTACAAATAGCCACTAATTCGTAAAATAGGGCTTGTTCGGTGGCGGTAAATCTGAAACGTCGTCTCGCTTTTCTCATCTTCTCAGTTAGCGTATATCCGTCTATATTCATCACACTTATAAAGTCTATCGCGCTACATAATAACTACAAATCCTTATCCCTATGGACCGCCCCACTTTAAGGACGGAGCAATAACAAATAAAGTTCTTTTCTTCTCCACCATTCCGACACGTCCGGCAATCGCTTTTTTGTACCTGTGTTGTTTTCTTCGCCATTTTATACCTCCTGTATTCTGATTCCATGAACGTAAAGCATGAGCTTCCGTTTGATTATATACTCCTTTGTTCGAACTCCTTTCGTATCCTCAACGACATACTCGCCATCTCGATAATAAACGAAGTCCGCGATATAGTAAACGCCTCGTTCTAGAAGTTCCTTTTTACGCAACATCTTCCGCACTCCCTGCACTTCATAGAAACGATATTGAGGCGAAATAAGCTCGTATTTTACTTGCTCTTGCAATCCGGTTATAATCCCCTTCTTTTCGAGTAGTTTCAACTCCTTAGCGCGCCGATACTCCTTTTTAGAGTCGTATCCCTCTATCTTTACATTGTTATACTTTGCCATGTCTTTATTTTGGTTTGTGAATGTGGATAAGCTCGGATTTGAACCGAGATTTGTCGCAGACCGCTTGCGAACGTCCGTCACGATCGGAACCAATTCCACGCACTAGGGTGGAGCGTTTACCAATTCCGCCACTTATCCGATTTGCCGGGACTTTCACCCGGCTTATTATTAGAATTTAAGAGAATCAGCCGCAAGGGAATCACATTTGTATACATGGTATCCATTGCCCGAAATACTTCTTAAAAAATAGACATTGCCTTTGGCGTCTTTAACCAAATGGTTATTTAATCCATTCCGATCACACGAGAACAGGCAAAGAGCCATTAAAACAAACAGAATCTTTCTCATTTACTTTCTCCCTCCTTTACTCCATATGGGTAGACATCTACAATCGCCGTTTCTTTCAACGAAATCGAAGAATAATCCGCCATCGTTCCTTTCATACCTTCGTCGAGTTTCTTCATTGCGTCGTGAATATCTGCGGCTTGTACCAGAACATTCGTATAAGTCCGCTTTTCTTTGCCGCTTACTTCGTCCACCGTAATAAAAGCGAGTCGTCCGGCATACCATTTATCAGCAGAATCTTCTTCGCTCGTAAATATCTCGCTATAATGTGCGCGGGAAATGTCGGACACTGTAAACTCACCGGAGATAAACGGAGTCATTTCTTCGGTTATTCGCGCTTCTGCTTCGGTAAAACTCAGCGCATCGACTAAATACGGTTCAGTTACTTTCTTTTGTATCCCGTTTTCCATTACTTTCTCGTAACGGATTTTTGTTAAAAACCAATTGTGCATAATTTCGTGTTTATTAAAGCGTTTATAAAAAATGTGATTAATCGTGTTGTGTTAGTGTTGTGACGGTTATTTCTTTGTCAGTTTGCGTATTTCTTTCCGTAGCTTATAAATCTGATTTTTGATCGGTACGCTGTTTTTCGCATCCGGCTTTAACGTTTCGATCTGTATCTTTAATTCTAGGACCGATTTTGCCTTATCGACACAATCAAGTAAATCCAGACCGGAACGAATAGATTCGTCTATCATTTCACTAGCTAACCGGATACGGTCATAGAGTTTCTTTATATTCTCCACATGATCGGCGCGATTCATTTCAAGTATTCGACCTTCATTTACATAGCCGTCATAAATGACATAATACAATTTGTCTACGTCCGGGCGACCGAGAAAATGACCGAGGAACTGCCAATAATATTCGTCCTTTTCGTCGATGGTATTCCCGAATTGCAAAGATTCGATTTTACCCTGCGACATCGGGCATTTGATTTCGCCTAGAGCGATAACTTTCCCGTCGAATCCATACACATAGAAATCGGGTGAATCTCCGAACCCTTCAAACGGTTCATTGAAAACAATGTCGTAAAAATCGGTTGTACACGACTTGATCTCGTTCATTAATTGACTCCGTACCCACTCAACCGCTAACGGTTCGTTGTCGTGCCCCCAATCAAAAGCCTTTGCACTTCCGTTTTCTCGCATCATCCCGGTCCTACGCTCGTATCGTACTAAATACATCGCATCCAACGCGGCTTTACCGAACGGACATCCTTTGCCCGCTTTCATCAAATCGGGAAGCGTAGAGGCTGTTATTTTGCCACGTCTCTTTTCTTTCCATTCAAATTCCTTTTGTTCACTTGATTTCATGTGCTACTAATTCTTTGATTTGTTCTTTTGTTAGTTTGTATTTCATTTGGACTTGCGCAACTGTATAGCCGCCCGCCAATGCGTCTAGAATGTTTTTCCAGATCACCGATCCAGTTTCAACCGTAGGCAATGAGTTTTCAACTTTCGGGATGAATGGACGAATACGGAGCGAATCAACTTTTTCGCCGAAAGCGTCCACCATTACCGCACCTATCTGAATTTGCTTGTTTATCCATTCCTCGAAATTCGGTGTTTTGAAAATCTTCGTCATAGTTTTGCAGTTCGTCCGGTTGAGGATCATCGGTTTTACATTCTCGAAGAAGTAAGCGACGAAGCATTCTTCTTTCTTTCCAGACGCACCGACTACCTGTTCTCTTTTCGTTTCACGGATGGTGAGAACTATATCTTTTCCGTCCGGTAGGCTGTAAGCGCCTAAATAGTCATAATTAAATTGAGTTTTCCAATGTGTCATTGTCGTGTGTAATTTAGTTATGATTCGAACATCGCTTTTAATATGAAAACGAGAAAGATTACAGCTAATAATATCGCTATTGGAATCCATAAAGGAGAAGTCACCCACCACCAAGACCAATCGATATAATTTGTGAGTTTCAATACGATAAAAACGATAGTAAGTAATCCGCAAAAACCAATGCTACTACCTTTTGAGTTATTACTTGTACTCATATTCATATACAGTTACCTATACACCGTAAGGTTTTATTGTTTTGTTTAAAAATTATCCGATCCACCTTGATAAAGCGACTCATAACAGCGAGCGCAAACAGTTATTATCTTTGTACCGCGTCTGCCGCGCTCATATGTTTCGACTTCTATCTCAATTTCTTCGCCCGGTTCGATTTCCTCGCCGCAATCTTCGCAAGTTAGAGTATCAGCAGGACACGCGCCTAGCACCGTACACATTCGACAGTTACCGATACATTGATGATTCGCCGCCATGTCTTTTTACGTTTATATAGTTACAGACTAGCACATAGATAATCGTTAGAAACACGATCAGAAGTGCGATGATAAGTTTGCCCGGTTTCGGTTCGCCTTCTGCGAGGCTGCACGCTAGGAGCATTAAGATGATAGCGATAGGACTTTGTTTGAGTGTTAGCATGATGTTTTGTTTTAGTGTGTTATACTACTTTATTACTTTGTATGAATCTATCTATACTTGATATATCATACCAGATCATCTTCCCGAATTGGGAGAAAGAAACGAGTGCATTCTCTCGGAGTGTTCTTAAAAAGTCATCCGAGCAACCTATGTAGGATTTTGCCTCGTCTTTGCTGAGCCATTTCTTTGCGATTGGTTCAACTTTTCCGATTGCTTTAGTTCTTCCCATTGTTTGTTATTCTTTGCGTTCAACATAAATATTATCTCCGTCGATCCAAGTTCTAAAAATCTTATCTTCATCGGTTTTTAAATCGGATGCGGTTGTTCTAACTGATTTCCTTCGATTACGTGGAAAATCGGTTCTTTGCCCTACTTCCATCGCTTGCAATGTTGGTTTAATTGGTGTCGTGTTCATTCTTGTTGTTTTCATAATTCCTTTGTTTTATTTGTTAGTTCTTTATTGATTGATTAACTTTGATGCGACAAAGATAGGCGACTATACTCTACTATGCAAATATCTAGTAGAATATATTCTATTAATTAACCTTTATTAGTAGACAACAGTATGACTATAAAAGAAAAAATTCAGAAATACATTGATTATAAAGGAATTAGTGTATATA